TGTTAATGTAGAACTAGGTAACTCTAGGACTGCTACTATTAATATGGGTAGTAGTGCTGTACGTGGTTTGTTTGATAGGTCATCAGGTGAGTGTAAGTTAGCATTGCACGGTAGAGGTAAGGCTAATGCTACTAATATAACTCAAACCTCAAGCACCTCAAATCTAAACATTTACTCTATGGCTACATCAGCAGGGTTTGGTGGCGCAGGTACGGTTAATCTAACCATTAACTCAGGTGTTACGATTTCATCCTCATCAACAGGTACAGCATCACTATTATCAGGTACAGGTTGGGGTTCAGGCTCTACGCTTAACATTACTAATAATGGTTCTATTGTAGGCGCAAGTGGCTCTGCGGGTTCTACTGGCTCTGCGGGTTCTACTGGTTCTTCAGGCGGTGGCGGTGCAGGTGGTCATGGTGGCGGTGCATCAGGTAGTAATAATGCCGGTGGTACTGGCGGTGGCGGTAGCGGAGGTGGCACAGGGGGAAATGGTGGTACTGGCGGAACTGGTAGTGCAGGTGGTGCGTGTTATGACCACCAACAAACAGGAACTACCCTATCAACTGTATTCTTAACCGCAGGAACTTTAACCGCAGGTAGTGGTGGTGCAGGTGGTACTGCCGGTGCAGGCGGTACTGGTGGTAGCGGAGGTGGTGGCGGTGGTGGTGGCCAAGGCGGTTCATGGCAAGATGGCTATGCGGTTGGGTCATGTGGTGGTGGCGGTGGCGGTGCAGGTTCACCGGGCGGAAATGGTGGTGGTAGCAATGCAGGTCGTGGCGGAAGTGCAGGAACAGCCACAGCAGGTGGCGCTGGCGGTTCATCCTGTTCGTCCTTTATATCCGGAGCAGGTAGCGGTGGTGGTCTTGGTAGTGCAGGTAGTGGTACTTCACCGAATCAATATGTGGGCGGTGGGTCTAGTGGTGGTTCAGGAGGGTCTAGCGGGTCTAGCGGGTCTAGCGGGTCTAGCGGGTCTAGCGGGTCTAGTGGTTCAGTGACAATAGGAAATACAGGACAAATTACAGGAATATAAGATGGAAATAAAAATCAGACAATCAGACAATCAAGAACAAAATAGAAATTTCATTCGTGTTCAAGCAAAGTTGATTGTTGATGTTGCCACAGATGAAGATGATGTTGCTTGGTCAATCAGGTCATCTAACCCGAATATATTATTAAAACACTCAAATGACGCAGATGAAGAAACATATTTGGTTTATCCTGAAATGCTTAATTGTGTTATAGAGGTATCCCTTCCAGACGATGAACCACAAGAGATTATTGTATTAGCAAAATATATTTCGTATTCTGTGGAAGATGTGACTGTTACCAAATTGGATAATGATTTGCAAGCGTGGGAAGATACGGAAGTACGAACTGTTGGCAAAATTCAATATCTTCAAAGCTCCCCCATAACAATTAAAAGAATTACATCAACTCCAATAGGGGACTGGGTTTAAATGAAAGAAGTTGTTTACATAAATAATGGAGAAATCTATACCGAGATAGCTGATGTCAACTCGTTAGAAACTAACGTTTCGAGAATAGGTGTTAGGTCTGATGGCGATGAAATAATCACATCAAGATATTATGGCGTAGAGGGTAGTCAACACGTCTTTAGTGAAGATAATGATTTAATGCAGTTTTTTAGTGTGAAATCGTCAAACAAATCGGAAGTTTTGAAGGTGAAGGTGTGGCATTACTCACGTTGGTACGCAGAAGCGATTGGTGTTGATAAATGGTACGATACATCTAATATAGATATTAGTTCATCCATTGAGAAAATAATTGGAGTCGCAACTATTGCTGATGACGATGAATTTGATTTGTTCTTTGATATAAAAGACGCAAATATAATGCAAGAAGTTGCGGATTATTATAAGTTAGAACCACCGTTGAGGAAAGAAGATTTCTTTAATACAGCAGAACATAACTGGAACTTATTTTATATGCAAAATATCAGCCCTATATTAAAATCAACGAAATTGGGGGGTATTAGGTTTATTGATGGTGTTCCTGTAATGTTTAAATATTACAAACCTAGTGCTTAATTATATTAAATAATGTGCTTAATAAGTTTCTCGAAAAAAGACTCTTATTCATCAAAAGAAAAGGTGGATATATTTGATGGAAATCCTAAATGGGGTTACTTAGATATAACGTCTAAGTGTTCTCATGGCTGTGCTTGGTGTTATGGTGGTTTTAATAAAGACCTTACCTCTGAAATGAGTCTTGGCGACTTTAGAGTTGTGCTGTCAAAGTTAAAGGTCATGGGTGTCACTCAAGTAAGTATCACGGGTGGAGAGCCAACTGAACACTCACAGTTTATTAAATTTGTAGAAGAAGCTAATAAAGACTTTATGGTACACGTTTGCACTCATGGCGATTGGACAATGAATTATGCTATTGAGATGTCTAAATTAGGAGTTAGTCAGGTACAGTTTAATTACCAAGGTTCTAAACGACATGATAATGTTCATCAAGTTTTAGGCTCGTATTTAAAACAAGTAAACTCAATCAAGCAATCAATAAAGGCGGGATTAGAAACCGTATGTACTGTAACCATAGGTGCTTACAACCTTGGCGATATTGATGCAATATTTAAAGAAATTTCTGATTTTGGTGTTGATAGAATTAGAATATGGGAAGCAACTGGAAAAGGTAACAAGTGGCGCAAAGATAAAGAGGCTAAAGAAATCTTTGAGACGTGTAGGGTTTCGGCTAGTAAATTAGGCTTTAACTTTATTCAGTCATACGACCCTGAAATGAACGGAGACGTAAACGCTCATTGTCCTGCTCAAATGAAGATGTTTATGTATGTCAACAGCAAGTCAGAACTTATATTTTGCCCTGCTACTGACCAACTTTTAGACAAGCCTATTGCCTCGTTTAAAAGTGACACTTATGGTGTTATACTAAATAAATACACAAAATTTATGGATGCAACAAGCAATGAGGGGGTTAGGTGTTTAGCAAGGGATTAGTCAAAGTGATTGACAATACCGTTTCAGAAGGCATTTTTGAAATGCTGGAAAAAAAGTTTATTGGTGAAATGAGCAATATAGCTTGGTTTTTTGTAAAATCTTCAGCATATTCGGTTGATAAAGAAGATAGGCCAGAGCAAAGTAATTTTAAACACATGGCTTACACTGAGGGCGTAAGGTCTCCACTATATGATTTTTGTATAGTTCCTCTAATGGAAGCTTTGCATAAATCAGACATGAAGTTAAAAGAACTACTGAGAATACACATAGGCTTGCACACGCATTACCCTACTAAAGTAGAAAACGACATCCATGTAGATACAGATGAAGACCACATGGTTGGTATTTTTTACTTAGATAATGCAGATGGGGATACAGTCCTTTTCAATGAAACTCGTACAGACGGAAAGGTAATGTTTGAAGATATTAAAAGTCACGCTTCTTTTACCGAATATAAAAGAGTATCCCCTAAAAAAAACAGGTTCATTATCTTTGATGGCGTTCGATACCATCGCTCTAGTAGAACAACAAAAAACATAGCTAGAATAATCATAAACTACAACTTTACTATCGAGAAATGATGGACTGGGTTTGGTATTTAAAATATTTAAGCGCATCAATAATTCTTGTAGCTATTGTATTGCACACAATTCCCGAAGCATATCCATACAACATAATCGTTCATTTAGTGGGCGCATCGCTTTGGACTGTTGTTGGGCTGAAGTGGAAAGAGGGTGCTATATTACTTAACTTTATGCCACAGATAGTTATTTTAAGTGTTGGATTATGGGTGAACACATGAAAAAAATTGTAATACTAGGTGGTGGTACTTCGGGTTGGATGAGTGCATCATACTTTCATGCGAAAGGTGGTTATGACATTACAGTAATTGAATCGCCTAACTTTAAACCTATTGAAATGTCAGCGTCAACCACTCCATATCTAAAACGCTTCTTTAAAGAAATCGGTATTGAATCAGAGTCAGAGTGGATGCCCGCGTGCAAGGCTACTTACAAGCTTGGCGTGTTATACGATGATTTTAATTGTATTGGTTCACGTATGTGGAATCCCTTTGAAGGCGAAGAAGATTGGCATTGCTATTGGAATAAGCACAGGACTGAGGACAACCTACTTAGTTCAGACTTTTTTTTATCAAGAATCTACTCATCGCATATTGGTATGAATGATTCGGGCAAATTCTTAATGAATAAAGATGGCAAGATGGCTTATCCATATATGCCTAAAAAATCGTTTGGGGGTCATCCAGAACCGTGGGCTTATAATATCGACTCGGGATTGTTTAATCAGTTTTTGAAGAATAGGGTTGTGAATGAAATTAATATCATTCAAACAACTATCAATGAAATTAAAACCGATGATACAGGCATTACCGCTTTAGTTGATTCAGACGGTAACAACCATACTGCTGATTTGTTCATTGACTGCACAGGCTTTAAAGGTATGTTGATTGAAGCAGTTTGCCCTGATGGACGTATTCCGTTAGACCCTTATTTATCACACGATAAAGCTATTATTGTTGATACCCAATACACAGATGTTGAAAATCAAATGTGTCCACGTACGGGAGCTAAAGCTTTGTCTAGTGGATGGATGTGGGATATTCCATTGTATGACAGAGTAGTTAATGGCTATGTTTATTCGTCAGAGTTTCAGTCTAGCGAAGATGCTGTAAAAGAGTTATTAGATAACATAGGCGATGACAGAGCAATAAAAGACTCAATCATGCACATGGATATTAAGACGGGTCATTACGCACGACCTTGGTCAAAGAATGTAATTGCTATTGGTATGTCAGCAGGATTTATTGAGCCAATGGAAGCGACACTATTGATGACTGTTCAGTTCACATTAGTTAATATTAATGAAGTGTTTGTTGGCAGGATGGACAAAGAAAAGTGCAATGATATATTTGAATCTGCATTATTTGACACGCTCGATTGGGTTTCAACTCAATACTATATGAGCCACAGACAAGACTCAGCATTTTGGCGTTTTAAATCACAGAATGATACACAGATAAGACCTCGTATGAAAGAGTGGCTAGAATCGTGCAAGACGGCAATGCTACCTCCTAAAGATGATGTACTATTCTTTCCAAGTTGTTGGTATGGGAAGCTAGTTGGTTTTGAATATTATCCTGTTGGTGATGGCTTCCCAATAGAAGAGAGTATGTCACTACCTACATTCTCAGACTCAAATTTCAAGCCACAAAACAAATTTAAGTATAAAGAGATGGATGACCTTAATGCGCGAATACAGATGGACAAGATACGCAACTTTGACACCAGTGTATTTATCAGTCAGAAAGAATATTTAGATAGATTTATATACAAGGATGCTCAGTAACATGAAGGATATAATGAGTTTAATGCTATTTAACGTATATCAAGGATAATGAATGGAAGATTTTATTAGAGTTTACGATGATGCTTTCAGTGATAAATTCTGTAATGATGTTATTCAAACATTTGACTGGGCTGACGAGAGTGGTTTTACCTTGAATCGACAACAACGAGAGGATGGTGTTAGTAAAACTAATAAGAATGACACAAGCATATATTCCTGTGAGTTTGAACTGAACCACGCAGGGCGCAATCTTAGTAAGAGGTTTTCAGATGTATTTTGGAAATCTATTTATCCTAAGTATTCTGGTGAGTTTAGTGAGTCTTTAGTAGATTCATCAGCGAAACACACCATATACTCACTGAAGGTACAGAAAACCATACAGGGGCAAGGTTATCATCAGTGGCATTATGAAGCAAGTAGAAGAGACCTTGGTAGCAGAGTTTTAGCGTGGACTGTATATTTGAATGATGTAGATGAGGGTGGTGAGACTGAATTTCTATATCAACATAAACGTGTTAAGCCAACTAAAGGAACTTTAGTAATTTTTCCTTGTTCATTTACACATTTACACAGGGGGAATCCACCGCTAAGTGGCTATAAATATATAATAACAGGATGGGTAGAATTTTAGATGGAATTGTCAGATGTTGTACTCGCACTAGACTTTTACAGAGGAGTATCCTATACTAGCCCTACTGACTATATTAACAACAGGCGAGATTACTTTAGAGTGGTCTGATGATAACTTTGTATAAGGAATAAATTATGGCAATTACACGAGTAACCTCAGGCGGTATCACAGACGGCACTATTACTAACGCTGATGTTAATGATGTTGCAGCAAGCAAACTAACAGGTGCTTTACCAGCTATCTCAGCTGCAAGTCTAACCTCTATCCCAGCAGGGAACTTAACAGGTGCTTTACCAGCTATCAGTGGTGCAAGTTTGACTAACTTAGATGCTTCTGATTTAGCAACAGGTACAGTACCTACAGCTAGATTAGGAAGCGGTACAGCAGATAGTACAGTTCACCTTCGAGGTGATGGTGCTTGGGAAGCTGCTGGTGGTGGTAAGTTGTTACAAGTAGTGAGAGCTAATTATAATACACAAGTGGGAATTTCAACATACAATACTGATGTTTATTTAGGACTGAACGCAACTATAACTCCCTCTGCAACCGATAGTAAGATACTAATATTTTATAATATCCAAGGTGGTGAGGCTGGTGGTTTATATCACACACAACTGAGGCGTAATGATGTAACTATTTTTACAGACGTATCTAGGACAATACAAGGTAGCACTCTTTTTAAAGTTCCTTATAGTTACTATGATTCACCAGCTTCTACTTCAGCACAAACATACAAGATATATGGGCAACAGATGAACCAAGGTAGTGGTAATTCAGCAACTTTCCAGTGGAACGGTTCAGCATCAGAAATAATTCTAATGGAAATAGGGGCGTAATATGATTTCGTTAATAAAAGTAATTTTATCACTTGACTCAACTGCTCAAGCAGTTACAAGAGATGAAGATATTGACACTATCGAATGGACATCAACTCCTATCGATAAAGCATTAATCACAGCAGAAGCCACTCGACTCGAAGCAGAGTACGACTCTCAGCAATACGCTAGAGACAGACAACTCGAATACCCATCTATAGGCGACCAACTAGATATGATATTCCACTCAGGATTAGGTGGTGCTGAATTTCAAGCAGCTATTCAATCAGTAAAAAACAAATTCCCCAAAGGAGGCTAACTAATGGCATACATAGGAAACAGTCCAGCTAATGTAGGTAACTACCAAGAGGTAGATGACATATCAGGTAGCTTTAATGGGTCGCTTGTAACATTTAATTTACTGGTAGCTAGTGTTGCTATTAGTCCCGCTAAGGATGGACAACTACTAGTTAGTGTTAATGGTGTAATGCAAGAACCAGACTCAACAGGTACTAACGGATTTAAAGTATCAGGTTCTACTATTGTATTTAGTTCTGCTCCTGCATCTAGCTCAACTTTCTGGGCTATCTATCAAGGTCAGAATGTAGATGTAGGCACTCCATCAGCAGGTGTAGTAGGTCTAACAGAACTATCTGCTACTGGTACTAAAAGCTCCACTACGTACCTAAGTGGTGCTAATACTTGGACAGAACCAGCAGGCGGTGCAACAGGTGGCAGTACAGACGATATTTTTTATGAGAACGGTCAAACAGTTACAGCAAATTATACAATTACAACTAATAAGAATGCTATGAGTGCCGGTCCAATTACAATTAATACAGGAATCTCAGTTACAGTTCCAACGGGTTCTGTCTGGGTAATTCTTTAGGAGAATAGAATATGGCAAAATTAAAAGTCAGTGGTTCAGCATCAGGTACAGGAACAATAACTCTGATTGCACCTGCAACATCCACAGATAGAACGATTACCCTGCCAGATGAGAGTATTACTCTAGGTGGTGGCGTAGATGGTATTGTTTCAACAGCTGATGCTACTGCTATTACTATTGATAGTAGTGAGAATGTAGGATTTGGTGTTACACCAACAACTTATTATTCTGGATACACAGGTGTGCAAATTGGTACAAATGGTACTTTATATGGACAGACAGCAGCAGGTGCAAGTAATAATTTCTGGGTAGGGCAGAATGTTAGAGCTGGTACAGATGGTAGTGAAAAAGCAATCACTACTGGAGTAAGTTCTCAAATGATGCAATCGGGGGGTGCTGTTGTTTTTAAAACTGGTGCATCAGCAAGTGCAGATGCTAATGTTACTTGGACAACTACTTTAGATTTAAAAGCAGACGGCAGAGGCTTATCCAAGTTCACTGCATTTGCTTGG